AGTAATACTTACTGATTGTATATTAACCCAGCCACTACTATAAGGACAGCTGATGCTGCCTGAAGTATAAGCAGATACAGGCATTGTTGCTGCCCCAGAAGACAATTCAGTATAAGTAATATCACCAGTTATAATTTTACTTGCTGCAATACTTCTTGCAGCAATTCTATCCGCACTTAATGTTCCTGTCTTAATATTATCTGCTGTTAATAATCCAGTAATTATTTTACCGCCACTTATAATAGTAGTGTTACAATCAGAAGCACTTATAGAATTTTTACTGGCTAAAGTTCCAAGTGAAGGTTTATCTGAAATATTGTCATACCCAGAAGCACTTTTAATATAGATAGTCCCCCTCAATGATAATGTTCCAGCACCCTGATTCCATGCCAAACCATTACCGCCACTACCAATATTTCCAAAGATAAAATTACCAGAATTATCTATATATGTTTTCCAAGCACCACTTGTATAATACCCCATATAAGATGAACTTAAAAACAAACCAGAACCAGAAGGTGTTCTTAAAGTAGAAGGTATGTTTGTTAAGTTAGTATTCCAGTTAGCACCTACAGTAGCCCCAGATTCTATACCTGATAATTTAGTATAAGCAGAACTATCTAAATTAGCTAAAGATTTATTTGTAACTTCTGTTGTTAAATTTACAGAGCTTTTTGTAGCTAAACTACCGAGACCAGAAACATTAGTATAAGGAATAGTATTAACTAATGTAATACTGCCTTTTATTGTTAGAGCAGAACCATCCCAAGTTAAATAATTTCCTGAAGGATTACCTATACTAAATTTATAAGCAGAAGTATCATATCCTAACCAAAATCCAGTTCCTGTATTATAGGCTGTCTGACCTCCTTTTATATGACTTGCTGATGATAATGTTATTATACCAGATGTAATAGTTCCTAAATCAGCAGAAATAGCACTTAAACTTGTCACATTTAATTTAGCTGCTGTAATACCGCCAGCAAGCATATCATTTGTAATTGCAAGATTTGCAACTCTTGTTATATCACCATTTGAATCAAATATGTTTGTGCCTGAAGAATTCTTTATTTGTATTCCATAAGAGCTTGTGCCTAATTTACCAATCTTTACTCTTTCATAAGTTCCATCAGAAACAATTAATGTTTGGTTTACTCCAGAAAGGGCAAATTTACTATCAGTTAAATACACATTATCAGCAGTTATTGTGCCAGCAGTTAATTTACTTACTGATAAATCATTTATCTTTGCATCTGTAACTTGTAAATCTCCAATTTTTGCTGTGGTAATAGCTGCATTAGCAATATTAGCTGTATCTACTGCCAATAAACCAATTTTTGCAGTCGTAATGGCGGCATCTTGAATATATGCTGAACCAATAACTTGATTAGCTATAGCATTCCATGCTAAATCATGTGTTCCAGAAACATTAGTAGCTATTATAAACTGATTGTCTGTTAATGTTGGATTAGTATCTGATGTTGAATAAGCAGAACTGCTACCGTCCCAATAAATATATTTCTTGTCTGTATTACTTGCGGAAATTGTATAAGCATTTCCATTATAATATAAAGTATGTTCATTCCATGCAACATAACCAGATGATGGAGAATTATCTGTCCAACTATCTCCAGTAATTATAGGAATTTTTGTATATATTTTAGAGGCAGTTACAGCAAATGAATCTATATCAGCAGATTGTATATATGTTGTGGTAGCAGAACCTTGTGAACAATAATCTGAATAATTACCACTCCAATCAAAAGCTCTTACTTTCACATAATAAGTTGTATTAACATCACCTTCAAAGGTTATCTGAGTTCCCAATCCTTTGTATTTCAAAGTAGAAGCATCTGGAGTAAATCCATTAACTGTTGATACATGAATTTCATAACCAGCTAAATCTGCTTCTGTATTAGCATTAAAATTAATCATTATATTTTTAAATCCTGCTGTAACTGTCAATCCTGTAGGAACTGCTGGAGGTGTAGAATCTATTGCAGTTGTTTTTGTTTCTGCTGTGCAAAATGCAGATTCATTGCCCCACTTATCAACAGCTTTTACTTGAACTGAATATTGAACACCAGGAATAAGTCCTATAAATTTATAATTATTAATACTTGTATAGCAGTCTATATAATCAGTTTCACCGCTTCTTGTTGACCTAACAACATAATAGCTAAAATCTGATTCCGAATTGCTATTCCAATCTGCTGTTATATTTGCTGTATCTGCCTGTCCATTATACTCAAGAGCAGTTGATAAAGTTAAACCAGAAGGAACTGCTGGAGGGATAGTATCTAACGGGTCTAATGTAGAAACAGAAACAGAGTATTCTCCACTATAGTTAAGACTGGTATCGCCAAATGAATCATAAGCAGCAACTCTAACAAACCAAGTCCCACCTGCAACATTTTCTTTTAAAACCCTTGTATCCCTTCCTTTATAAATTACATAAGTTTCTGAAGGCGTAAATCCCGAAACGGTATGTGCCCATACTTTATAACCTTCTTTATCTAAATCTGTTATTTCATCCCATCTAACAGTAAATGCTTTAATAAAACCATCAGTAATGATATTTGTTGGAACTGCAGGTGCTGGATTTTCAACAGATAACTTTGCAGGTTCTTTACTTATTCTTCCAAATTTATCCCTAACTCTTATTTGAATCTCAAACTTTCTTACTGGATTTCCTTTCCCATCTTCATAATTCTTTTCAAAAGTATATGTATAATAATTATTACGAACATATTCGATTCTTCTTTCTTCACCACTACTGTCAAGTATTTTTACTTCATAGTCCTTAAACCATACTGGTGGTAAACTATGTCCTGCACCAAGAGGTTCTCTATCTGCTCCATAAGCCCCAGTATCTATTTCAGAAATACTATTCCATACAAATTTACAATCCTTTCCAACAAATTCATTTGAATTAGGATAACCGTCTATATGTAAACCAGAAACTTTTACACTAAAAACATAATTAGTTATATCAACTAATCCAGATGTAGTTACAAAATATGAAGGCGATTCTGAAAAGGAAGTTTTTATCCCAAGATAAGACTCACTAACAACTACAACTTGATATTCAGTCAAAGGTTTAACATTATTAATAGAGAAATCTTCAGTAATAGTTGACCCTGCATACATATAATTACCAAGAGGATATTCTTTATAAAAAATATGTGCTTGTCTAAATCCTACATTATCAGGTTTTTTAAATGTCACTAATAAACTTCTGACAATAACACCAGATTCATTTAGCCCTGTTTTCTCTACTACCTCTAAATCAGTAACAGGTTCTATTGGGGAAAGTCTTGAGTAATTAATTGCAGGTAGTTCTGGAGTTCCAGTATCTACTGCATATACTCCTTCCTGATATTCAATAGCATTAATTGTGCAGGTTAAGTCACTTGTTCTGCTAACATCTAAAGTAATAAAAGGTTTATACTGAGTATCTGATTCGCCAAAAGTATATCTTGAATTGTAGGCATCTGGATTCCCGTTCCATGTTCCGCTTATTGTTAAAGTTTCATACTCTCCTGGAGAATTTGTTACCGTTTTTGTTTCTATAGTATTATCGCCTTTCCATACTGTTATAGCGTAAGATTTTCCTGCTTCTATAGTTACAGTTTTATCTATTGTAACAGATGAATTTGTTGAACTTACCACCCTACCGCTTGATAAACCCCATTGTGGGACATCATGTGCAAAAAAGAAGGGGTCTCCAATACCTACAGAAATTGCATCTATATCCGCTTCAAATTGAATTGTTCTTTGAAGAAGCCTGTTTTTAGCAAGCATATATTTTCCTATTCTCCATGCTTGCGATGCCTTCGTTGTTCCAATTGCTGTAATTGTTGTTTTATTAGTTGGTTTATCTAAATCTGCATCAAATACAGTAAATGTCCCTTTTTCATAACCAGAATCGCTATCAATAAAATTTATTTCTAATTCTCCAACTCTTTCTTCGAGACTCAAAAATGTTTCTCTAAATGAATCCTGCTTTATATTTCCCATTGAAAACAAACAACTAACTGTGTTTAAATCAACTTTCTTATCTATTACCACAGAAATAGTTGTCCCATTCCAAATTAATAAAGCTCTTGACATAGTAGCAACTTGAACAGCTGCTTCCCACATTGTCACTTCAGCATCAAATATTCCATTAAATTCAAATCTTTTTTCTGTTCCACCTTTACCGTCATCAACAAGGGCATCACACCAAGCAGCCCACGCCTCAAACGCTGGTATATCAATCCTTGATATATCAATACCATCATATCTTACAAAAACACCTGCATCTGTAAATACAGGCTGGGTTAAAATATCTAAACAAACCCATGCTGGATTATTGCTGTATTCAAAAGTTCCAACACCGTCAGTATATGTAACTACTTTTGAGCCTTGGCACATACAAGAGAAGTCAAGAGAACCAGATAACTGGTCTGATGCCATTGCTTTAAGCCCAACTAACACCTGTCTTGGGTATGTAAAATCATCACAAACTACTTCCCTGACTGCGGTAAGATATGTATCTGCTCCATATCTCGAACTTGAATAATCAGCAGTTAATCTTGTTACTTTTATATCATATTTTCCGTGTGGAAGATTTACATCAGATTTGAATGTCTTTACTATTGTCGAATTTTTTGCATCTGTTATTGTGACATAATCTACTACTTTTTCAACAATCTTTGTTATATTTCCAGTTACCCATCTCCAAAAGAGGGGGTAACACCCACCGTATTCTGCCTCATTATAATATTCCACACCTGCATATTCACCATCATAATGTTCTGAGGGGTTAGTAGAGCCTTTTTCAATCTCCACCCATTCATTCGATTCAACCCCCCAATAATTATTATAAATCCATCTACCTTTAGACCAATAACTTGTTGTTACTGTTGTAGGTGTAGAAAGTGTTTGTTGTGTTATAGGAATCCAATAACTATCTCCCTGTTTTTTTATTAATATTTGTATATCAACAGACATTGGATTTAATGCACCCTCATCGGTATAGAAAAATAATCCACGAGGAAATGTAATGTCTACTTCTAAACCATCAAAAGCATCTCCCGTTGTTTCATAAGTATAAGGGTCATTATACAAACACTTTACATTTGTGGTATATTGTGTCTTTGTGTTATTGAAATTTGGGATAATTTCCTGATTAAGTAAACCATATCTTGTATGAATGTCAACATTATCAAAATTTCCCGCTGGTTGATTATTAATGTAATAATCATATAATCTTACAACAGGACCATAACCTAAACCAAGTAGAACATTAATATAATTCTTATCACTTATAACTTCTTGGTATACAGAAATTATGTTTCCATATACTTTTGTTGTTCCATATATCTTTGGTATAACTATTCCTTGTTTTTGTTGAGTTGCTGAGTGCCAAGAATAGGCATTTGAATTGTCAAAACCAGAAGCATCATCTATACCAGGTAATGTTGGGGGTAGAAGTGTATTAATTAAGAAACCACCAACAGTCATAATTCCAGCAGATAAAAGAGAACCTGCGAGTGTAAATCCGCCAAAAGCTCCTTCCGCAGTTAATGTATACATCCCTAAAGCATAAGGAACTGCTATCGCAATAGCTACCAGAGCAAGCATAGAAACCACTCGTAATAAGTCATCCCCTCCACCTGCTATATAAGGTTTAAAGAGGACAAAATCTCCTTCTTTTAATCTAATATTTCCTAATTCTTCTACAGGAACAATTCCCCCATTTAAGGAAACAACAACATCAATATCAGTAGGGAAATATTGATTCCTTAAATCTAATAAGGTTTCTCCTCTGTAATCAACCCAATCAAACCCTTGTTCTTTTATAGGGTTAAATGGATTAAATATTTTTTTAACAGCAATTTTATTCTGCATATTTATAAAACCCTCTTATCATAGGTTTCCATAATTTAGAATCAAGACTATCAATTCGTGCTGTATGCGATTCCCTTATATGTATAAATCTTTTACAATCTTCCAAAACTAAACCAATGTGGTGTGTATACGGCGGAACAATAGAAAGTGCCACCAAACAAAATGGCTCTGGTTTATCTATTTTTACAAACTTACTTTTATAATCATTAACTATATCATTTATTAAATATTCTTCTACTGGAGCATTATTTATATCAGGTAAATCTATATTAGCCTGTTCTTTTGCAACAAGCATAACCAAACCATAGCAATCAACACCAGAATAATCTCTACCATTTTTTTGATAAGGTATTCTAAGATATTTAATATAGTCTCCCATATTATGCTAACCTCACGTTCCCGCTTCCCATTCCAGGGAATCCACCAAATCTTGTGCTATTATTTTTTGCCTGACACGCAGCTAATGTCCTTTCACAAGAAGTAGCTGAACCACTATACCCACATTCAACACTTTTAAATTTCCAGTTGCAGTGGTTAGCTATATATCTATGTAAAGGAAATCTTCTTACCAAAGGATTAGGAGCACCAAGTGTAAAGGAAACCCAATTAGCATCCGCTGTTGTTTCTAAAATATCATAAGTCCAGGACCTTGCTTCTAAATAAGAAGCACTTCCCCCTGGTTTTGCCACTATTCTTAATGTAACGGTTTGTCCTACAAGACCCTCATAGTCTTCTAAATATGCTTGAATAGCTCTACCAGCATTTGCAAATCTTAAAGTTAGTGAAGGTATCTCTCCTTTAGAAACATGCCTCATTGTGTCTAATTCAAAAGGAAATGCTGTGTAAGTATTTGAATTAAATACAATGTCTTCTGTATTTCTCACAAGATAAGCCGTAGATGCAGGAGTAGTTGGGATACTTATTTCTGCCAATATTAACCATGCTGTAGTTGAATACAGTTTATTTTTTTCTATTTCTAAAAGAGCATCCACAACTAAACCTCTCTTATAGTAAATTCTACATCATAATAAGAGGCTGTTTCTGTTTTTAAAACACAACTATATCTTGGTAATTCCACAAACCTAACATTATAAGAAGAACTATCAGTAGGATTAGTCCATGTAAAAGCATCAGCCCCTCCACTAACAGTATTCACAAAAGTAGATAAAGTTGATTTATCGCTTCCTGTCATGTATGAATATTTTACTCTCCATGTTTTTCTTCTTCTGGTGAATCTTGGTCTTGTTTGCTCATACCCAGCCTCAAAAGGAGAAGATATTGTGGAATTTTCTTCTTCTTCTTCTAAAGGAAATACTGGTATTGCTGAAAGTGTAGGAAATGTTGCCATTTTATCTCACCCCAAATTTTTGTCTTACTATATAGTCCTTTTCAGCTAACTCTAACATAACACTTCTAACCCAACTCTTGCCATCAAATTGAGCACCAGTTTGTTTTGCTTGAATTGGTTGCCCAGTCTTATTTTCTATATTTATAATAACATTAGGAGGCTGTTGTTTAAACCCTCTCGGTAGAATTGTCTCACCTTTCTGTGCTATTATAGGAATTTCATCTGTATTTAAACCCAGATGTGC